TGATCAACCAAAGACACCTGATTACCAGCAAAAACGATAGTCATACCATCAAAACGGTATGAAGGCAGCTGATACAACTCAAGCAGATATTCAGCCAAAGTCTGTGCATCAGCATCAGAAAACAGCAAATTATTGAGCGACAAAGCAGAAACGCCGAACGTGGCGATACTTGTCGCATTCTCCGCTGTTCCAGGGTTAACAGAGTCAATAGGGGTGCAAATTACACGGTTAAAAAGGTTTTCCTGCCCATAAACAATAGACAAAGAACTATATTCCGTACCAGTTCCATCATCCGCAAACAGTTTTTCAACAGTTGGCGAACCAATCACCCGATCAGTAAATGTCAATGTTCCGTTACCTGACATGTATAAATAGCCCCGTTCTGTGGCCGCAACTGCCTGCAACGCATCTAAAGCCCTCGTACCGAAAGCCACTGGGTCATCCAAACAGGTCACCGTTCCAGTATCAACACTCGTTGTACCCTGGTAATCAACTTCAGGAAGATTAAGAATCGCATTAACCCGGCTACCCGATAACTCGACTGCTGGCAAAAACTCATCCAAATAGGTGTTAGCCAAAACCACAAAATCATCTGCTACCGAGATTTCAACCGTTGAACGCGTATTTGGGGCCGAAGTAGGGTCATATGAAATGTCAATATCGGTGATCAAACCGCTAAAAATGGCTGTTGTACCGTAATAAAGGATCACACGACGTCGAATTGTTACACCTGAAGTTTCGGTAGCAGGATTCCAATAACGACTTGATTGGTTTACCGGGTCTAACTCACGGTCATTGTTAGACAGCGTGATAGCCATAGTTGAAGACTGAAACTCCTGAAATTGGTCATGGCGACCACGAGAAACATTGATTGACAGCACCCGGTCAGTCAAATCATCATAAACACGACCATCCAAATAGCAGTTTCCATCAAGGACACCGAGAGTCGCATTGTCCAAAGTAAACGGAAAAGCTGGTAACGAAAGTTCAGCAATGAGGCTATATTGCCCGCCCCAAGGCATCACCTGTGCCATATCAGAGTGTCTTTACAGGGATCTTGCCATTACGTCGTTGGTAGCGGAGCAGTTCGTTAACAATCGCATCACCAATCGTGGCACCGTCAGCACCCATACCAGCATTGACTGTGATGTTGATTGGTTGACCGCCACCGCCCATCATGCGCTCCAAACGATCCATAGGGATAATAGCTTCTGGCCCCTTTTCACCGATCATTCCGATGGTCGCGCTCGAAACGAGGCCGCCATCACCAAAGGTCAAGCCAGCAGCGTTGAACTCTTTGTAAAGGTTAGGGAAAGCAAGTTTCGCATCGGCAACAGGGGTTTCTTTATCCAACTTGTAATTAGGGTGCAAAGTCTTAACTGCCTGCATAAACGAACCAAATTGACCTGAAGCGGCAGCGTTTTTAGCAGCCTGAATCTTAGAAGCCGTGTCTGTGCCGAGGAAGAAACCACCACCTGCACTTGCACCTGCACCACTTGTTACTGGTGGTTTTCCAGCCAAATCCGTCAACTGAGGGATCGTCATATCAGGCATGGTTTCTTTCAACTCAGCAAGTTTCTTTTCCAAACCATCAACCAGTTGTTGAGCCAAAGCAATACCAGCGTCATAGAACGTTGAACCAAGCAAAGTCTTAAGGCTCTCAGCCGTAGCAAGCAACGCATTCTCAATCTTGGTTGAGGTAGCAACAGCCTCAGCACCGCCATCCAGCAAGGCTTGAGCGATCTCAGTACCAGCCTCAACACCTGCACTCAGAACCTGTTGGATAGCCCCCGGAGAGAACCCTGCCGCTACAAGTTGTTTAACTTTGTCAGCAAACTTTGTTGCGTTATTTGATTGTGCGACCAAAGCGGCAATGAAATCTACGCCAACCTTGTTACCAATCGTAAAGAAACCATTAGCAAGGGAAACTCCAGCCTTAGTCGAAACCTCAGCAATTTCCTTAAACAACACATTCGTTTCAGCAACAGCAACCGAACCACCCTTAATAAGTTCGTCAGCCATAGCACTACCAGTAACAGCACCAGCCTGAATGATCTGATCAATGCCCTCTTTGGACAAGCCAAGACCTGTAAGTTGCGAGATTTTGCTGGCGAAACTCTTAGCCTGATTAGCCTGAATGCGTAACTGCTCCAAGAACGAAATCTGTTGAGCCTGAGCAGCATTGGCTTTCAACGTGGCGGCAGCCAAATCCTCTTGAGGCTTAATCAGGTCAAAAGCGGCCTTTTGAATCTCCTCATAAGCATCCCGGCGAGCCTTACGACCAGCAGCACTTGCATACTTTGCAATCGCATCATTGAACTTCTGTTGAGCTGCATCAGCAACGCCTTGAGCGTTAGTCAAGTCCTCATTGGCTTTTACAAGATCTTGGGCAGCTGACTGCTGTTTAGAGAAAGCATCAGACAGGCTGAAAGCACTCATAATGGAGTCTTTTACAGACGTTGCATAATCATCTTGGGCTTGTTTTGCTTCGTCAATCTTTTCGTTATATTTTGTGGCTTCATCAGTAGCAACACTTAAGGCATTACCAAAGTTAAAAGCCCCATTAATCGCATCATCTGTAGCCGACCGCAAATTGTCTAGTTTTTCCTTCAAAGCCTCTAACTTCTTGGTCGCCTCATCAATAGCCTTGTTGTACTTATTGGTGATCATCTCGATCAACTTGTCTTTTTGCTTTTGAAGCTTTTTGTCAGCATCTGCGGCGTTTTTGGTCGCATCCGTCACGCGAGTCAGGCTCTTAGAAACAGAGTCATAAGCCTTAGATTCCTTCTCCAACACAGCCAACTGTTGATTTAACAGCCCTAAATACCGTGCAGTCGTGTCGTCACGATCCTTGGCAGGATTCATCAACTCCAAAGCCTTAACAACAGCCGCGATCTTTTCCTTCACCCCGGTGATATCGGCATCAATCGTGACCTTGGTACGAAGCCCACCCAAAAGGTTCATTGACTCCAAGATCATGTTGAGTTGTCCGTCTAAAGCCCCACCAGCCTTAGCGGAAGCAATAAAGTTCTCAATCATTATCGTGGTAGCAGCAGCAACCTCCTCCTGAGGCTTCTTCATGTTGGTCATGGCTGCAGCGTTCTTGGTGATCGCCTCAAACAAATCAAAACCGCTCTTCGTCAACGCATCAAAGTCGCCACGTGCGCCCTTAGCGGCATCCATCACGCCAGTCATAGCCTCGCGCATCTCAAAAAATGTCTTGGCGTTAGCAACAGCATCGTAGTTCTCGATACCAAACATCGCCTTAGCCAGTTCCTCAGCCGTAGCCTTACCGTCTTCCCCGGCGGCCTTAAACTCCTTCAAACGACCAATCATTGAGGTAACAGCAAGTTTTGCTTTCTCTGTTTCCTTGGCAACCTTCTTCTCAGCTTCAGAAGTTTCGTTAAGTTTTTTACCAACCGCAGCCAGCAGAGCCAAATACATTTCATCAGTACCAGCCTTACCCTTGGCGGCATACTCGGCTTCAATCGTGGCTTGAGTAGCCTTAACAATGGCTGCTTCTTCTTTACCCAAAGCAATGACGCTATCCAAATGACCCTTAACGAAGTCTCGGATGTGCGTTTTCTCAGCCTGATCATCAAGTTCTTCCATTTGTCGAGCCAACTCCTGGAACTCAGGGGCGACACCAACAAGCACAGCATCAATGTCCTCATACATTGCGACATTCTTGGCAATAATGGCAGCCTGATCAGCTCCTACACCATTAGCCATAGCCATCGCATAAGCAGTTCCCTCTTGGTTCTTTTTGAACGCCAACAAGACAGGCAAAGCATCTTCCTGGGTTTTCCCAAGGAAGTTCAAAGCGTGAGTGAGTTTTTTGCCGTCTTCGCCAGTTTCGGCAATCGTTGTACCAAGATCGGCAGTTGAAGAAAGATAGGTACTCAAAGCCTCCTTGTTCTTAGAGAGAGACTTGACCTGATCCTCAATAGCACCATTCAAGGCTTTCGTACGTTCCTCAACCTGCTTATTACGGTCAGAGAACGCTTGGAAGATCTTGAAAACAGCGTACAAAGCAACAGCCATAGCCAACATTGGAAGCATTGACGACATGAAACTGATAACAGCGGTCTTCATAGCCATAAAGCCCTGAACGGTCATAGCCGTAAAAGCCTGCATTCCAGTAGCACCGAATCGAGCTGCCGTAGCAAAATACTCAACCATCCCGGAAGCAAACATTGTGGCTTTACCAAACAACATTTGGGCTGTAGTAGCAGTACCAAGAGCAATCGCACTCTGAGCCGCAGCGATCTTTGCCATCACCAAAGAGGCAACAAACTTTATGCCAATCAAAATGATCAACGGTTCAAGCAAAGGCCCCATCATCTCAAGGACAGAAGCAAACGCATAGAAAGCACCCGAAATAACGGTGATAATGCCAGCCAACGGCCCAGCCAAAACAGCCAAAACGCTTGACATACCATCCAAAAGAGACTGCAATGCCACAGTAACGGCTTTGCCAAACTTTAAGAAAGCAGGGATCAAAGGAGCAGCAGCTTTAACCAGTTGACCAAAACTGTTACGAAGTTTCGGACTCGTAGCCACCAAAACGGTCATAGCACCAACAATCGGGTTCATCAATGGGGCCAATTTCGCTAACGGCCCAAGGTTCATTAACAAACTCTTACCAGCCATAGCAGTTAGAGCGGTAGCAAAAGTAGAAACTATTGGGGCGTACTTGGCTATTGACTGACCAAAGCCATCAACGTCTAGTTTCGCATTCTTGAAGCCTTTGACCATTTTTGCCAATTTTTCGATACCAGCCGTAAATGGTGTAAATAGCATCGTCATGGCAGTCGTCAACTCGGTTACAACAGGATATAAAGCCCCGCCCTCACGAATTAACTTTGAGAACCCTGAGAACAAGTCATAAGAAGCCTTAATCATTGGGCCGAAACCAGCCAGCAACGCATTACCCATCGCCACCTGCATGTCATTGACAATTCGAGGGAACGAACGTAAAACCTTTCCAGGTTCTTCCATAGCGGCCGTATAAACGCCAGCAACCTTTGCGCCCTCATCCATGATCAGGTTGATAATGGCTTGCTGACGCTCTTGAGCGTTCAAATTGTTTGCTGTCTTACCGATACTCAATGCGTACTTGGCGTAACCTGTCGAAGCTTGCTCTGAAATACCAGCCGATTTGAGCAACATGCTGTTACCCGTTTTGATAGCACGAGTCAGAATCATCGCCGTATCGGTCGAGTTCTTCTGTGAAATAACCGCCAAGTCCTGTGCTACACGAGCGACCTTGGCCGCTTGAGCCATCTCAAGGTTGCCCTGAGCGAACTCAATAGCCATCTGCTGTGCAGCGGCCATCTCAATACCGTTATCACGAATAGCCTGAGCAGACGCTTTAATGTTTTTTGCACCGATCCCGGTGGACTTACCAATCGCATCAATAGCGACGTTCAGCTCCGAAACACGCGCAGCAGCTTGAAATGATGCTTTGCCCATTTTTACAAGGCCGAAAGCAGCGCCGCCGATAACTGCACCAGCAGCAATTAAGCCTTTGCTTACGCCACCAACAGTCTGATTTAACTGATTAGCAGAGGATGAGGCTTGTTGAAAAGCCTTGGTGAAGCCATCGTCAATCGCACGTAAGTACGCTACAACCTGGATATCTTCAGCCATCTAATCACCTCCTGCGTTTGTTCGCCTGTTCAGCTTCGTAAGCCCTTAGTTTGTATAGGGCGGCCCACTCAACTATTTCCGCAGAAGTTATTGGGAGATGGGCAGGTGTGCCGTACAAAAGTTCGGCCACCGTGCGCCCCAATTTCTCCGCTAGTTCGAAGAGGAACCGCCGTTCGGTGTTGATGAGGAGTCTTTTCCCGCAATATCAATGGCATCAGCCCCAAAACCTGACAATCGCATAGCGACCGTGTTGATCTTTTCCAAAGCCGCACCATTCTTGGACATAATTGTGTCCTTGTCGGCGTGGGTAAACACAGGTTCGCCCGTTTCCGGGTCGTAAACGCATGTGACAACAACTTCAGGCATCATCTTCGCAAAGTTGACATTGCCGTTGTTATCTGCTGCATCTTGAACAATCGCTGCGCGAGCAGCTCCGCTCATACCTCTAACTTCTACTTCAACACCCCATTGATCAATCTTGACGATTTCTCTTTGTAGGTCATCTACTGCAATAATGCGGTCACGTAAGGACACGATATTTCTCCTGTGTTTGTTGGTTTTTGTGGTTTATGATTTGCCTATTGGCTTATCACGCCCAAGTGCCGCGAGTAACTGCACCCGTCACTTGGAAATCTGCTGTTGCTTGAACCGCATCACCGACTGATGTGGAAATGTTGTAGCCAGTCATAATGCAAGTACCTGAATACTTGATAAGACCTACCGTGGAACCTGCTGGGCCGTACTCAAAATCCAAAGCGGTTGCAAAACCGAGAACACCAGCAAGAGTTGCGTCTGCAGCTGAGTCAAACAAGCCCGAAATGCTGAAAGTCGCATCAGTCAAGCCCACGATGTAGGTTTTGGCCGATCCTGAAACATTGAATGTGGTGGTTTCGGCAGTCTCGATTGATCGCGAAAGTGAAACGTCGTTTAGATATGAGGAGTAGTCAACAAGAGTTCCTGATGAGTTGTCCAATTTGAATGTTGCTGACTTGCCATGTACGAATGCCACGATTTACCTCCGGGCGAATGAAACTTGATAGGTGATTGAGCCTGTACCTGAAGAAAGCGTGTTTTGCGCCCTCAGGTATCGGTTGACGGTCGTGCCAGCCGCAACTGCGACCCGTTCCGAAGTTTTTACCGTTGTTGCTACAACAGCAAATGTTGCCAAGTCAGCCCAAGTTGAGTTGTCTGACGAGTGTTGAACTTTGATAGTCGCATTAGCCGACCAGGTGTTTGCAGTTACGTGCAATTGGGCCAAACCGCCATTAGCACTTGAGGCTGCATTATCAACCGAAGTGCTGTTTGTGGTAGCCACAATTGCGGCCAAAGCAGCGAGTGAAACGCCATGATCAATGCCACCATCGGCTTGAGCATCATAGGAAACCGAAACAACATCACCTACAGGTGAGGAAACCGAATAACCTGTTGTCTTAGCAAGCAACAGTTTTACCGGGTTGCCAATAGTGGAAGCCGTTGGGAAAAACGATACTGGAGCGTTCGTGTCAGAGCCGATTGAGGCAGTCAGGATTTCGTCAACAGCGTTAGCTACACCATCAAACATCCCGGAAGCGGTGACCGTTCCATCCTTCAAGCCCGTGATATATGTCTTTGCTGTGGAACCGAAAACTGTGGTTTCCGCAGTTTCGACCATGTTGGACACCGATCCATCGTTCAGAAATGAGCTCAGATCGTAAATACCGTGCAAAATGACAGCGTTTTTACCATGAATAAAAGCCATTACTTATCCTCCGAATCAATCGCATCAGCAATAACTGGAGCAGCCTCTACGATTGGAGCAGGCTCTACTTCAACTTTTGCCTTGGCAGAACCATCGGCAAGTTCAATAATTCCTTGTTCTTTGAGCCATGCAACAGACTT